GTCAATCAGCATTAGTTGTTAGATATTTCTATGGCCCTCCCTATCTTTAGCACTCTTACTATTATGACATGATGAACACAATGCTTGCAAGTTGTTTAAAGCAAAGACATCACCACCTTTATTAATTGGTTGAATGTGATCAATTGTATTTGCTGTTGTATATCTACCATTAGCTTCACACATAACACAAATTGGTTGTTTATGTAATACAATCTGCCTAACCTTTAACCAATGATTACTTTTATAAATATGACTATTGCTTTTGTCTATTCCTTTAAATGCATTTCTTTTACCATCAACAAAAGTTTTTCTTGCTTTAACTGCAAATGTTCTTCTATTTCCTTTTGGCAATATTGGCATTATACTTGATTTATTGTATCTATTAATGTTAATACATCTTCATTTGTTATTACTCCAAGTAATCTACCTAAAACAATAAGGCCAGTTATAATATACATAATCATTTTTGGCCAATTAATTGCACCTTTAGATGTGTAACCATCTTCTTTTATATTGTTTTGTATTTCAGTTATTACATTGCCAAATGGTAATGCTGGCAATATTCCTTTGCCTATTTCTTTAATTAATCCTTTTAATTTCATTATTTCTTAGTTTTAATTTTTGTTTTTGGTTTTGTTTTTACTTTTGGCTTAATTTTTATGTAAGTCATGTTTTTTTTTGTTTTAAATAATTATCAATTTCTGTTAATGTATCATCTAGCCCTTTACATATTACAGCTTTATAACCTCGATCATTTAAATCATTAATCCATTTAACCTGGTTTTGGCTTGGATAACATTGTTTGTTTAATTTAAGCTCGATAAATAAGCCATAAAATCCACCCCTTGCTTCTGTAATTTGTAAATCTGGAAAGCCAGAAACATAACCAGTTGCTTTTGCTTTTTTTCTTTGACTTACAAATTTTTGATATTGTCCACCCAATGATGCGCAATATCTAACATCTGGATATAATAATTTTATATAATTAATTACTGCTGTTTGTAATGATGCTTCTGTATTATAATTTGTCATTCCATCCTTCAAATTCCATTCTAACATGATTTAAAATATCATCTGATTTATAATATAATGCAATGCATGATGCATACATTTTTAAATCTTTTTTGTTTAATGGCTTGTTAATATCAATTCTATTTTCAATTGTTCTTTTATTAATCAAATCATTTTTTAGTGTTTTTGCAGCTTCTTCTTTATATTTTTTAACCTCATCTTTACTTAATGAAAAAGCCTTTTTGTTCCAAAAATGATTAAAAATAGAATATGTTTGCCAGTTAATTATTGGCTTTGTTGCTGTTTTTCTTTTATCAAAATAAGGTATAATACAATTTTTTTTATAAAGTTCTTCAATTTTTTCTTTTTCTTCTATTGTCATTGTATTATCTGGCTTAATGGTTTTTTTATGCTCTTTTATTTTATTTAATTTATGATCATTATATGCCATCATAACCTTGCCAAAAGTAATGCTATCCAACTTTTGGTACATTTCTATTTTTAAAAATCCACTAACTGCTAATCTAAAAGCATGTTTTATTTCATTAATTGTAAAATGTCTGTAACTGGTTAAAATTACTCCATTTAAAACACTTTCTTCTAATGCATTTAATTGATTAACTTTTTTAATATTTAAAAGTACATATAAATAATTTAACAATTCTATAATAGAATTTTGATCTTTAATATCTCTAATTTTAACCTCATTATTATAAACTAATTCCAAAGGCTCTTGCCTTATCGAAATCGCTAGCTCTTTCATTTTCATTTTTTTTGTTTTTTAGTTTGTCATTTTTTAACCAGTTTTTAGCTGTAACATATAATGATTTATAATTTTTATTTTTTTTATAATTTTTTATACTCTCAATTATATCATCAACTTCTATATTTGTATAACCAATAGCAATTAATTTTTTTACTTGCTCATTAGTAATTGATAAATGATCAAAACTTTTGTAAACATCTTTTTTATTTACATTTACATTTACATTATCATTTACATTATCATTTACATTAGTTATCGGTTTGTTAACCTTCTGTTGCTTTTGTGTTGATTGTCTGTTGACCTTCTGTTTAATTTCAGCACTTTTTTTACCAGCCTTAAATTTATTATAATTTGCTTCTAATTGTGGTTTAATTAATGAAAACATTGCTGTACATATTGGATCAAGCTCCATTGTTTCTTGGTCTAAACTATACAAACATATAGCTTCAAATAAACTAGCTTTTTGAGCCTTATTTAATGGTTTTGTTGCTTCAAAAAAACTTCTGTAAAATATAAAACTATCTCTCATAATAATCTTAGTTGTGATTGGTGTTGTTTTATTCGTTTTAATGTGCTATTATAATAATCCTTATCTAACTCACAAGCTGTTAAATTAAAGCCTAAATTATGGCATGCAATGGCTATTGATCCACTACCTAAATGTGTATCTAAAATCATATCTCCTTCTTTTGCATAATTAACTAAAAGCCATGTATATAAACTAACTGGCTTTTGTGTTGGATGAAACCTAATTGATCTGTCTTTATGTAAATGATATTTAAAAGATCTTAATGCTTTATTAAATGATGTATATGCTAATTCACCATCAGAAAAATCACTATTACCGTTCATTTTATCCCAATAAACCCAACCCATTGACGGTTTTTTTATTTTATCAATCATATAGTTTGCACCCCAAATAATTTGATTTTTACTAACTCTAAAAAGCTCATTAAAATAATTTAATTTTGGGCTTTCATTGTCCCATAATTTACCTTTATTTTTATATTTTCCAGAGCCTAATGTCATTTTATTAACATTTATTCCGTAGGGAGGATCAACAATAGCCAAATCAAAATAATTATCTTTGTACCTAGCCATTAGTTGCATATTATCTTCATTAGTTATATTAATTTTATTATCTTTGCTCATCTTCATTTTAATATTTAGATAAATTGGTTAGTTATTGTGAATCACCAGCTTTAGGGCTGGTGTTTTCTTTTATAATAAATTTAACTCCATCAATTTTAATATGTTTTAATTTACCTTGTAAAATTTTTCTGTATATATAACTTGTTGACATTTTATGTATGTATGCATAATTTTTAATAGTCATCAAATCCTTTGTGTTTACTTTCATCTTGATAATGTTTAATTAAATTTTTTATTTTATCACTTTTTGTAATTAACCATGTGTCAATTTCTAAACAATACTTTAATTGATTAATATCCATTTTATTTACATCATAAGTTGCTAATTCATGCAACATGCTTTTTGATTTTGGAATAAAAACAACATCATTAAAATATTTTACTGCATATGCTTTTGATGTTTCCAAATTTTTAATTAAATCATAATATGCTAAATATATTCTTGTATATTCTTTTGCCATGATTAAAAAGGTAAATCACCATGTGATGTTGTTTCTTTAATATATTTTGGTTTCTTATTTTTAACAACAACTGGTGTTTCATCATTTAAAACCCAATTCAATAAAATGTTTGCAGTTTTAATTACTGCTGTTGGATCGTTTTTGCCAACCATTTCAGCTGATACTTTTAAACATACTTGCTTAACAATTAATTTATCTTTTTCTGGATTTGATGCTCTTGGTGTAAAACCACCACTTGGCGCTGCATAAACTGGTTTGATTTTTGGATAGTTTGGATTTTTATTGTCAATTGTATAACTGACATTTTGACCAACTACAAATTTGTTTTGTTCTTGGCTTATGCTGTTATAATCGCCAGTATCACCATTTTCAAATGTTACCTCAAACTTGTAAAACATTTTTCCTTGCCATTCAAAAGTTCCATTTCCAGTTACATTTTTAACTACGCTGTTTTTTTCCATTTTATTTTATTTTAGTGTATTTATCAATATTAATTGTTTTATATAAATAAGTTTTTTTTGTATTGTTTGGATATGAAAAACCAAACATTAACTCAAAAACATTTTTTGTTACAAATTTTTTATCCATTAATAGTTTTTCTTATAAACTCTGCTCGCTTATGCCTTGCTTCATATTTTGCACCTCTTAATGCTGGTATTTCTTGCTGTATTTTTCTTCTACATCTTGTAATTGTATCAGCTGGTGTAATCTTGCCTTCAGAATATGCATTAAAAAAGCTATATGTTATGTTATATGCACTAAATTCTTCTCGCCATACCTCAACAACAAGTTTATTGTCATTGTCCCTTAAATTGCCATTTTTAACAAGCAAATTATAAACTATTTCTTTAATTGGTAATTTCTTCATTTTTTACAATTTTAATTATTTGATCATTTAGTTTTAAAGCTCTATGCAAGTTATTTAATTTGCCTTTGTCTTTTTTAATTCGTAATTCAATTGCTTCTTGTGTTATTAAAGTAACAATTTCCATTTTTTGGCTAATTAATAATTCTAATAGTTTTTTCTTCATAATAATAGTTGGTTAAAAGTTAAAGATTAAAGGAGCATTAAGCTCCTATTAATTTTTTTGCTGTTTCATAATTGCATCCTGAATAATCTTGTATTTGATTGTCAGTACCTACAAATATTTCTATGTCACAATCAAAAGTATAATCCCACCCTATTATTTCACTTCTGAATAATCTTATTTTTTTGTTTAATAATTTTATCATAATTCCTTGCTTTTAATTAATTGGTTATGTTCAATGGTGTAAACTTACAACAATGAACTGAATTACCAAAATAAAATGCAATTAATTTTAAAAAAAAATTAAATTTGTTGATTTATAGGCTGTCTAGAATAATTAAATCAAAGCCTTCTGGAGCTTTTTTTAATAGATTTTGTAATGTTTTTTTACTGCTGTAAACATCAAGGCTATCATCTTTGTTTATATCAGAAAAACCTTCACCTACTGCAATGCAACCTCTTAACTGGGAATAATAATTTGCTGTGTGTATTAAAATAAAATCTCTATTTGGTACATCTTCAAGAATAAAATGATCACCATATTTTGATGATGTTCTTGTATTTACTAAATATCTACCAGTTGGAATACAAGAAATGTTGCGCTTATTTTCTTTAAATGGCAACTCTAAAGTTGAACAAGTAAATATTTCATCAAGTCCATTATATAAATAAAATCTGCCTAATGATTGTTTGTTATCTTGATTTAATCTAATTAATACAGCTTTTTTCATTTATTATTTAATTTATCATGTATTTTTTTTAAATCAGCTTTTATTTCATTAACATCTGCTTGAGTATCTGTTAACCTTTGTAAAATTATTTCATTTTGCATTTCAATTTCAATTCTTGAAATTTCTGGCTTTGGTAATAATTTAGCTTCATTAATTTCTTCTTGTAAAACTAAATATTCACCAATCATTAAAATTAAAATTGTTCCAATTGAAAGTAATGATTTTACACTTACATTAAATGTTTGCTCTTGTATTTCTTTTGTTTCAGACATTTTAACTAACTTTTATTGTTCCTCTATCATTGTATAATAAACCAGCTGTTCTTGGAGCTGATGTTGGTAAATTGCTTGCATCAATTTCTGTTGCAATTTCATTGCTTGCTATATATCGTCTTAATTCATCAATATCATTTTGCATTAATTGTATTTGATGTAATAAAGCTGATTCTGGGCCAAATTGCACCAAATCAACATGCTTTGAATTATTGTAATTTGTTTGCATATCTGATAAATCTGATCCAGTTTTATCATGTATTACTGCTGATTGTTTGCTTGCTAATGCCATGTTATATTTTACTTATTGCTATTGTTCCACCATAAATTTTTTCAGTACTTGTTTGATCTAACTCAATTAAAAGATAATTTGTTGCTGAACTATCAACATTAGATGTAAAAGTTATTGCTGTGCCAACATTACCAGTTCCTTTGCTTGTAACTGTTGATGAATTTATATTTGCTTCATATACAGTTACAGCAGACGTTGAATCTCCATAAATATCTAGTCTTGTTGCTTTAAATCCTCTTGGTATTTCTACTGATGCATACATTTTATTTGTTGAAAAAGATTCTAAAAATCTAGTTGATCCAGTATCATCAATACCTAAAGGCCTACCACCATCATCTGCAATAAAATCTCTTGGCAATATTTTTATTGAAGAAATATTTGGAATAATAAAGCCATTTAATTCAAAATTTCCACTTTGTTTTAATTCTGCGCCAACAGTTGCATCATTAGCTACATAAAACTTAAAACTTCCTTCGTCATTTCTAAAATATGTATCATCACCAATTGCACCAACACCAATTAAATTTGTGCCAGTTGTACCATTGTCTTGATATCTTGTGTAAACTTTTGAATCACCCCCTACAATTGTAACTGGATTGTCATAAATTCCAGCTGTAATTGTTAATGATTGGCCAGCAACTGATGTTAAATCAATATCTGAAACTGCAATATTATCAACTGATAATGTATTTGTTGATCTGTTATAAGTAAAATCTGATTCTGCTCCTAAAGCTCCAGCATCATTATACTGAATGTTGCCATCACTTCCAGCTGGACTTGCTTCTCTTGCGTTTGCTGCTGTTGTAAATGCTTCAATACTTGGTTTTATAAAACATCCAGAAAAATATGTTACACTTGGTGTAAAACTATCAATGCTTAATGTATTTGATGATGTTGTATGATTTGCATTTGATGTTAATGTTCTTTCATTTGAGCCATCTGGATAACAAATTTTGAATAATTGATTATCGTTTATATCTCCAATTAAATTTGAACCTAATGATATGCTTGTAATTGCTACTCCAGCATTATATGTTGTATCAATAACGCCTAATTTATCACCAGCAATAACTTCATTTATTTTTTGATTGTTTAAAGCTGTAAAATTGCTTAATTGATTTAATAAATTGTTGCCTGGATTAAAAGTAAATTCTGTTGATGTTGTTGGATTATCATCTGTTATTGATGCACCAGATTCTGCCACTTTGTACCATTCACCACTTAATATTTCACTTTTGCCCTTAAATGTGCCACCTAAAAATTTATATTGTTTTGAATTGCCATCTGCATTTATGCTATAACTAATAATTTTTAATGGGCTAATTGTTGGGCTTTGTATGTCTGCTTGCAAAACCTCTAATGGCTTTGTTTGCATTTCCAAATATTCATTAACAACTAATTGCAATAAATTGGAAGGTGAGCCACTACTGCCCCTTCTGAAATTGGTTGTAATTGGTAATATTTGAGAACCAGATAAATATTTAACTGAATATAATGCATTAACTGCTGTTTGACCTATTGGCACGCTTCCCAAATCAACACTTTCTAATGATGGTGTTGCTGTTTGACTTGATGAATAAGTTATTTTTTGACTTGCGTTTGAAAGGTTGTTTTGTTCTGTTGGTATAACTCCAAGCTCAATTACTTTTGTTTTATTATATATTGGTGTTGGATCATTTATTGCAATAATATCTCCACTAGATTCTTGTGAATAATCATTTGTTGTTGTTGTTTTAATAGTAACCTCACCACTAATTGGAGCTTCATCAATTTGACATGAAAATCTTATTAATGTTTGAAAACCAGAAATTGTGCCAGAAACAGCATATTTATGACAAGGCAATTGCACAAAATTTGGTGTAAAAACATTGCTATTTGAAATTGGTATGCCAGTATCAACAACATCAGAATTGTTTAATGGATTGCTTGCAAATTGTGATGCTGCATACCCTCTTTTAACATCAATTGTTAATGGTGTGCCAGATGCTGTCCATTTTAATTTGCTGTTTGTTGCGCCATCTGTTTGCAAATAATAATCTGTTGTGCCATTAGATAATTTTATTGTTAATGAGCATGTGTTTAAATAACTGCTTGATGTTACATTGTTGCCAGAACCATCAGAAAAATCTGCTTTTGTAACTCTTATTTCATTTTGTACTATAAAATTAATGCTTAAAACTCCACCAGATATAACTAAAATACCAGCATTTACATCAGTACCTTCTAAATCTGTTTCTGGAGCTACTAAAAATGATTCCTCTGCTTCATCAAATGTTAAATTTACACTTTCAATTGATGGATCAAATGTTATTGTTGAACCACCTAAAATTACATTTGTTGTTTGATCAATTGTTAATAATGTGCTTGCTATGCTGTTTTGTACTGATGCTGTTGATGTTGCCTCAGCTATTTCAAAAGCATTTAATGATGCGCTTGCATTTCCTATATATGTATTTGGTTGTATAAAATTATAAAAACCTTCTGCCAAAAATCCAACTAAATTAAATAATCTTAATGTGCCATTAAATGAATCTTGTATTTTATATTCTAATGGATTGTTTGAATTGCTTGTTGTTACATTTCCAAACTCATCTGTTTGAAATTGTGTTTTTTCTGCATAAGCTCCTTGACTAATATAAACTTTTGACAATGGATTTACAGTTGTTGAATATGTTTCTCCATCTCGCCACCAATCGCTGACCATTCTAATAAATTTTCTGTTGTCTGGATTTGGTGTTAAATTATCTGCTGTTGAACCACCAACATCTGCATCTGGAATATAACTTGTAGATGTTAACCTTGCAAATACATTGCTTAATGAACTTTGTATTGTTGAATTTCCATTTTTTGCTGTGTTGTTGGTAAAAAACTTGCTTTTTAACTTATTTATATAGCCATAAGAATCTGATGCTGTTAATTTATATGTATATGGGTATGGAGTATTTTCAATAACATCAAATGATGGCTGTAACCATCCAAACCACCATAAATTTGCATCAGAAACTGCACCCCTATAAATTCTTACATAATAATATTTAAAACCTTGTGCAATTGTATCATAAGTAAATGATTCATCATCATCATTTAATACTAAAAAATTAATTGTACATGCTGAGCCTAAAAATGATGCTTGCCTTGTCCCACCTTGTCCATTCCAGGTTATTTCAAAACCTTCACCTTCCATTTTAAATTCAGTAGATGAACCACTAAAGCCACTTTTCCAAATTTCAATATTCCAATCAGAACCTTTTTCACCTTTTATTGTTGCATGTCTAAATTTGCCAAATGCCATTATCTTCTGCTGTTAATTCTTTTTTGCTTGTCAAAAACTATTAATAAATCATTTCCAGAAATTCTAACATCTGGTATTACTGAACCACCACCTAAAGCATGATTTGGGATAATTGTCCCACTTGAACCACTCATAAATAACTCTGGGCCTTGCTCCCCTACAATATAAGGCTGATTTGCTAAAACTGGCCCACCAGATGCCATGCCAGGCAATCCTTGCATTGTTTGTTGACCAAATAAAGATGTGTTAAATGATGATTTAAATGTTGATGCCATTGCAGCTGATCCACCACCAGTAATTAAAGCCATAACAGCAGCAAATAAAGCTGCTTTTGCAACCATTCTAATCATATCACCAATAAAATCTTTAGCAAATGCTTTGAATTTATCTCTAAAACTCATCAATCCACCATTTACATCATTTATTTTTTGAAATAAATTTACAAAACCATCTGTAAATAATCCAATTGCATTAACAATAGTTCCTTCAACATCATAAAAAGTATATTCTAAATCTTCAACAGCTCTATTAACTTTAATAATTTGTGGCGCTGTTCCATTCATCATTGTTTCACCCCAATCCATGAACGCTTGGGCTGCTGTTTTTGTTTCTCGTACTACTTCTTTAATTTTTGTTGTAGTTTTTTCAATTGTAGGTATTACATTGTTTTTAAATACTCCATTAAAAGCATTTAATTCTTCTTGTGTTTTTGGTAATGTTGCTTTGGTTCTATCTAATTCATCATTTAAATCTTCAATTGATTCTTCTGCATCATCAGCATTTTTACCTAAAGCTACAAGAGTAACACCAAGAGACATTAACAAACCAGCTAAAAATAAATAAGGATTTGCTTTCATAACCCTATTTAATGTTTTTAATGATGAAATTACTGCTGGTATTGCTGTACTACTTAAAAACAAAAATGCACCAGCCAATGCACTTAATGATTGTGCTAATGATCCTAAAACAATCAAAGCTGGCCCAATAGCAGCAATCCATAAACCAAATTGTATTTTTGCTGTTAATTGTTCTTTTGTATAACTGCTTAATGTGTCTGTTATTTCTTTTAATTTTTTTCTTAATGGTTCTAACAATGGCATTAATGCTTTGCCGACATTTTCCATAAAATCACCGAAAGCATTTGATAACTGTTTAAATGCACCAGCACCAGATTCAGCAGCTGCAACTGCTTGACCTCCAAACATTGTTGATAATGATTCAACAGCTGATTCAAGCCTTTCTGTACTTCCAACAGCTCCAGTTATTTCAATACCATATCTTGATAATGCGTTTGTGCTACTTCCAACAGATTTTGCAACTAAATCAGCAGCAGCTTTTAAATTCATTCCTTTAGCTGTTGCCATGTCTTGAATCAAAGGTATTAACCTTTTAATTGCATTTTCTTCAAGTTGCATTGTTGCAAGCATTGTCTGCGCTGCAATTGTTTCTTCATCTCCAAATAATGTAACCTCTTGTAATTCTTTTGCTTGCTGTGTTAAATTTCTAAATGCTTGTTCATTATTTCCTAATGCAGTATTTAACGCTGCTTCTGCTTTTGCTTGTTGGTCAAATGCTTTTACTGATGCAGCACCAAATGCAACTAATGGAGCTGTTAAAGACATTGACATTTGTTGCCCAATTGCTTTAAATTTTCTAGCAGTTTTTGCAAAACTTTTTTGAGCTCGTTTCATTTTAGACTGAAACTGCGTTATGTCTGCTCCAAGTTTTATATTTACATTTTTCTTTGCCATCAGTTTAATTTTTTATTCTATATCATTATCAAAAACTTCTATGTTACTCTTTTTTTTAACTAATTTTGTCCATTTGGTTTTTAATCTAGTAGCTTTAACAACATGGTTATCAATCCAATGATAATTACCCCCTCTAGGCTTATTCATTAATAATCCATGATATTTAAAACCATGTTTATCAAGCCATTTTTTAGTTAATTCACGAGTTTCATCTGTTCTTGATGTAAAAAAAGTAATGATATGCCCTTCATTGTGCCATTTGTTAATAATATTTAAAGCATCTAAATAGGGTTTACAAGTAATCATTTTTTTTGGTTCTTCGTTAGGTATATCATCTGTAATTGTGCCATCAATATCAATTAAATAATTTTTTAGCATCTTTTTTTTCATACTCAGCAATAATTTTTTCAATTTCTTCTTTTGATGCAATTTTAGTGTTTTTATTTTTCTTTGAATCCCAATCAAAAGGCAATAAATCTTTTGGTTTTATACGCTTTTTTGTATGTGGACTAATGCAAGCATGTATTATTAATCTTGTTTGTTCCCAGCCATTTTGCATTAACTTTTCTTGATAATCATTAAAACCATCTAATTTGTTTAAAAATGAACGTGGCGTTAAATCATATAAATCTTCATACGATAACGCCAACATGCCTAAACCAGTTTTTTCAATGGTATCAAAATCAAATATTGTTTTATTACCATTATTATTTTCTTTTACTACTTCACCCTTTTTTTTTGTGGCTGATCAATTTTGAATGCTTCAAATATTTCTGTTAAAACATCTAGCCCTTCATCATCAAGCCAATTTTCAATATCATCAATAGTTGATTCAAATACTAAACCAGCTTTTTTTGCTCCATATTTTAAGCCATAATAAGTTAATATTGACATGTGGTCAAATTCACTACCTAATTTATCAAGCTCATTTAATTTTAAGCCAGTTTTTATGCAAATTTCTTTTAAACATAAATAGGAAAATCTTACTGGCCTTTTTTTGCCACCTATTTGAACTTCATTCATAATTTATTCTGTTCCAGATGTTAAGGCTGCTGAGCCGTTAAATGTTGCTGTATATGTTAAATTTTCTTCTGTACCAGCATTTAATTCTAAACTTGTAATAAAAAAACTTCCTTGATAATATTGATCATTACTTGTTCCAGTATCTCTTACTGCAAATTTTAATGTTACTGATTCACCAGTACCAATATTATTAAAGAAATCTCTAAAATCTAAATCTGCACTAAAATCTTGTAAGGCTTCTGTTGTTATTTCAAAAGATGTAAGGCCTTGTAAACTTTCTGATTTTCCAGCTGAATCTTTTGTTGTAACATCTCGCAAAGTTCTATTAATTGTTAAACTTGCATTTGTAGAATGTGCTACTGGATTTGTTGTTGCTGCTTCACCTTCTGTAAGAATAGAAACAGTTGTAACACCAGCATCAATTGTAGATGTGCCATTTGCAAGACTTAAATCATTTGTTAATTCACCAGCAAATGTATTTTCAAAATCACTAAATCTATAAGCACCATCTGTTGTTGGATTTGTTGGCCCAGTATAACCATTTGCTTGCAATGTATTTTTAATCTGTTGTAACAAAGTTGATCCATCATTTGCGCTTGCTGCTGTTTCTAACTCTGCAACATTATTACCAGAACCATCTGCTGTATTTAATATTTTAATTGTTCCAGCTGTATTTAAAGGGCTTGAGTATTTTATAGTAATCCTTGTTTTTTGCTTTACAGCAGCTGGATAATTTCTATATACTAATAAATTAGACGCGTTTACTATTGCCATAATTTTATATTATGTTGATGTTAATGGGCCAGTTCCTTGAATTGAAACTGAATATGTTGCATTTTCTTCAACTCCAGCATCAATGCTTAATGATGTTATAAAAGCATTACCAGTATAATTATTTGTGCCATCTGTGAATTTAACTGTAATTTCTGACTCAACTCCAGTTGTTCCAGTTAATATCATTTGATCAAATAATTCATCTGTGTTTTTTGATGTTCCACTTGTTGTAAAATCAACAAAACCATCACCAGATAATTCCCAAGAAATTAGACCAGCTAAAGATTCTGAATAACCAGCAGATGCTTTGTTTGTTTTATCTCGCATTGCTCTATTAATAGTTAAATTTGCGCTTGTTGAAAATAACAAGGAATCAACTACACTAGCAGCTCCTGTGTCTGGATCATTATGAATTTTTATTAATACATTAGTTGCATTTACTATTGCCATTTTATTTTATTTTTAAATTATTTGCAATTTAATTAATTTTTTTGTTTATAACAATACAATAGCTTGAAATGATAAATTTTTACTATAATACCTTCTATTTTTATTGTAATCTTCGCTAGCTGTTTCCATTGTTATACCATTAATTTTAACAGTATTATATGTGTTAATGTCAGCTTCTTGTAATAATTTTGATGCTGTGCTTGCAAGTGTTATTGATGTTGAATAATCTGTTGCAATGCATTCAAGTCTAAAATCAACATAAAAAACTTTTGCTGTTTCTATTCTGTAATTTCTTTTTGTATTTAATGAATTTATTGCACTAATTTCATAAGTTATTGCAAGTGTTGGATTGGCTTGATCAATTAATGGAGCTGGCTGAATTTTGCCAGATGTCATGCCTGGAATATCTGTTATTGTTGAAACATTCAAAATATTAAAAATGGCTTTGCCAATATCAAAAGCTGCTATTGCTGACATTTATATTTGTTTTAATTTTTTCTTTATTTTTTTATCTAAAATATTAACAATTTCAGATTTTAACTTTTCAATTGTTTGTGTTTTGTTTTTATCAAAAGCTCTTTCAATGTTTCTTTGAGCATCAAAAGTTACATCATAATATTCCTTACCTTCTTCAACAAGATGTGCATGGTAACCTTTATAATTGCCATAGTATCTAGGCCCAATTAAAATATATGGTCTACCTCTTTTTGTTTTTACACCTTTTATAATGCCAATTGATCTTGATAAATTTTTAGTTACATCATTTATTAAAAATCTAATATCCTCAATAAATGGCTTTGCAAGTTTTCTTAATCCTTGTTTTATTTGGCTGTCTTTTATTGCTTCTTGGCCTAAATCATTAAGCATTTTTTGCAATTCATTTGCTCCTTCTAAATCTACAAATGTTGTTCTTTTCATTAATTTACTGCTGTATGTGCTTTTATAACTACATATTGTTTATTGGCTGCGCCTTTGTATTCTACGCTTTTAATATAAAAAATATCTGTTCCAAAAGTAATTGTATCTATTCTATCAAGTAAGTTTGTTAAACTTTCAGCTCTATATGTAAATTCTGCATTTTTAACTAAATTTAAAACCTCTGCCTCAATGCTTTCTGATCCAGGCAACCATTTAATTTTTGCAAATCTATCATTAGTTGATGTTGCTGATTGTGCAAAATCTCCAAAATCTGACTGCTGAGCTAGTGTTTTAGTTGTTATTGTTGTTTTATACCTAAACTCGCCTGGATTCATTGCCAAATATAATTTTTATATTGATTGATAATACTTTTATAACCTAATGGCATTTCATCAACTTTTAAATAACTAACTGGGCTTCTATTATCGTAATAATGTTGAATGAGCATATACATTGCAATTTTTAATGTTTTTATGCTATCAGTGTTGTTTGGTTCAATAGAATATGCAATTTTTATAGCATCTTCAAAATCTCCATTTAATGATGGAGTATTTAACATTTGTATTTTTGGGAGACCTTTCCAATTAACAATTCTGTAATCAGTATCTTCTGTCATTGTAACCAACGCATTGCTTGCATTTCTATAATAAACAGATGCAGCTGTAACTTTACCATTGTATTTTAATTGTATGCAATCATCATAATCAACTGGCCAACTTGAACGCCATTCTGTTATTCCTTGTGCAACTATTACTTGGCTAGTGTCTTTTAAAATTTGCAATCTAGCTATTTTTATAAGCTCAGTAATGTAATCATTATCAGTAGTAAAATCTACTCTTAAATAAGCCTTTGCTTCATCTAAAGTAATTATTTCTGTGCCAGAAAAATTTGTAACATCTGCTTGTGTTGCCATAATATAAAATATAAAAAAAGAGGATGGCATTTTACCACCCCCTTTTAATTAATTAAATTAACTTAATTATGAATTGGTATCAACAAAGAATGAAAACGCTTTGTCTGGTCTTGCAACCAAACCATCTAATAAATTAGTGATAACTAATCTTCCAATACCTCTTGATGCAGTAGTATATGGATCAAATAAAATTGACATACCACCAAATTGACCAAGATGTATATCTGACATATCACCGAATAGTAAATAATCACCAGCTCCAGCTGTTCCATCTGCTGCTTTACCTAAATTAGATGAAACTTGGAATGGATAAGTGTTTATGGTTTTTTGGAAATTGTCCATGTAGCCATCAACATAATTATTAGATGCTAAACCTTTTGCTGCACCTAAACCACTAGCATTAAATATGTAAGCCATTCTTGCTGCTGCTGGATTTACATCATTAGCTAAAACATTAGCTTCTGCATTTAATACATCAGCAATAGCCATTGCAGTTGTTCCAGTTGTTCCAGTTGCTCCATCCAAAACATCTTTAAAAATTGATGTTGGGCCATTTGCTCCAGTTGCTCCAGTTTGATCAGCTGCTGCTAGTAAATTAGCTTCAAATTGTGCCATTACTGCTGTTGCTAAATTTCTTTGCATTGCTGCCTCAACTGCTGGATTTTGTTCCATTAATTCAGCACTCATTGATGCCAAAGAGATAATTTTCTTTGGTGTTAATGTTTTTGCTGTAATTGCTCCAGATTCTGCTGCTTCTGTTGTTCCAGATGTATATCCATTTTCTGCAACAAATGATGCTGTTACACTTCCAACAATTGGAAATTTACGATCAGCACTTAAACCAGTATAAAAATTTGCGCCAGCTTGTGCTAAAACACTATTTGCTTGTAACTGGTCAATAAATGATGCAACTTCTGTTCCTTTTGCATTTGCAGCTGTAACTAAAGCTCTGGATTGTAAAACAGATGATGGAATTGCTACACCTCTATACATTGCATTTGGTGATTCTGTTCTTGCTTCTTGATCCATCTCTTTAACAATACCCTCAACAACTCCAGTATAAGCTGCTTTAGCTGCTGCACCAAATGAAAACTTACGCAAATCTTTATCAGTTTGATTAACATCTTGTGTTTCAAATGTAACTGGATTGTTTTTTGCAAGCTCTAAAGAACGCTCTAAACGCTCGATTCTGTTTGCCAAATCATTAACATTTTTTTCTGTTGCATCAAAAGATTTTTGTTCATCTTCTGTTAAATTACGATCTTCTGTTTCTGCAACATTAATTAAGGCTGTCATTTCATCTAATGAAACTTGGCGTTCCTCTCTTAATTGTTTTAAAGTTTTTTTCACTTTTTTAATTTTAATAGTTTTAATTTACTCTTTCGAGTACTTACATTGTCCTTGTTTATTTGTTTGTGATGGTCTAAAGATCGGACTGCTGCACTTGTTTGTGGATAGGCTGGCCTGGTAACTAGGCTAACATCAATTAGTCTTTTTACCTCCTTGACTTCTCGAACAAAACCAGATGCATCTTCTTCCCAATTATCTTTATCAACATAAAATCCAAAGCTCATTTTTGAAATATCTCCTCTTTCCATAAGCTCAACTGTATCTTTTGCTGCTTGTGTATTTGGCATTTTAATTTCAGAAACTAAACCACGCTCATCAACACTTAATTTTAATGTGCCAGCTGTTGTCCTTCCAAATACAATATTATTGTCATGATTTAATAAAGCCACAACATCATTATCTAAAACTTTGTCAAATGCTCTATTATTTATTTTTTCTTTAAAACCACCTAAATCTTCAGATAACTGATCAAAAACAGCTGCATAACCTCTAACAATTACGCCATCATCAGTTTTTTCAGCTCTTAATTCTTGGCAATCAAATTGTCTAATTTCTATTTCTTTGTTCATTTTTCTTTTTTTCATTAGTTGCTATCATATTCATTGGAACATAATATTTATTGCCATCTTCTGTATCATTCATGTTTTCCTTTCTTCGTATTTCGTTTTGGCTTATTGCTCCAATGTTAAATAAGGATTTATAATATTCAGCTCTGCTTTTACTATCACCCCTTAACAAGGCACTAACATTAAATTCAAAATATGTATTGCCTTTTTCATTTTCAAAAATTAACTTTTTATTAATTTCTGCTTCTATTTTTGATAATAATGGACTGATACAATATGTTAAAAATTCTGTGCTTTGCTGTTCGATGTTTGAAAAGGTCGCTCTTTCGAGCTCTCCCAATAGATGGGGTGCCACTCTGAAAATTCTGCTTATTTCTAAAATACTAAATTTCCTTGTTGCCAAAAATTGTGCTTCATCTGGTCTTAATTGAATTGGCTTGTAATCGAGTCCTTCTTCTAAAACTGCTGTTTTAAAATGACCAGCATAGCCACTATGATAAGTTCTTGTCCATTGCTCGCTTAAACTTTGCATTGCTTCAGCACCCAATTGGCCAGGATGTCTTAAAACACCAGATATTTTTGCACCACTTTCAAAAAATTCTTTTCCATAAGTTTGAGCTGCAATACCCAATGCAATATTATCTCTTGCTGCTGATATTCTACTTTGGCCAATAATTCCATCTAAAGCCATGTCTGGTATATGTAAAATATCAGATGCTTCATATTTGCCTTGATCTTTAACCTCATAAATTAAGGCTTCATTAATATAATCAATTTTAACATCTTCTGGATGTATCAAAAATAAAGCTGTTGGCAATCCTCTCTGATTTCTTTGAATATGTGCATAAGCATTACCATATAAAAGTAAAGTATTTATAAATGTTTCTATAAAAATATACTTTGTTTGAATGTGATTTGGTTCTTGATTAACCAATAAATGCAAAGGATTGTTTGAATTTATTTCTCTGCCATTGTCTGTTTTTATGTAATAATTCAAAGGCAATTGTGCTATTGTTTCTGATATTACTCGAACAGCTGCATATACTGCTGAAAATGTTAATGCTGTTTGTGCTGTAACATTAACGCTTTTTGGATTTATATTGCCTAAAGCATAATCTAAAAAATTACGCTTTTCTTCTTTTGGTTTTTTAGTTTTAAATATGTCAAAAACTCCCATTTAAAATAATATTTTTTGCAATTTACATTTTTTTTTACTATAAATCAATTGTTTTAAATAGTAAAAAAACCTTCTTTATTTCTTGCATATTTACTTAAAACTGGTGTTTCACTAAACATTTCTTCACCTATTGACATGCACAAAGCCATAATAGTATCAATTTTATCTGTACTTTTTTTCTTGCTTGGCTTAATATTAAATGCGCTGTCTGTTTCAAGTTGTACATTTCCAAACTGCCATCTAACAACTGGATCATTAAAATAAATAAAATTTTGTTGCATAATTTTTGATTCTAATTCTTTGCAAGATGGACTTAACGACTTGTAGCCCATTCCGAAAGCTGACATTTTTAAATTTTCTTCAATCATGTCCAAAATCATTTGGCTACTATTCCAACGATCATAAGCAATAGATTGAATATTATATTTTTGAGCAAGCTCATATATTTTAGCTTTTACAAAATTATAATCTGTTACATTTCCAGGCGTTATTTCCAAATAATCTTGCCAATCTTGATAATTAACATTGTCTTTATTAACATGGCCTAAATATTTATCTTCTGGTATAAATGTCCAATGCTTGCAAACAATCTTTTCACCAATACGCCAAGTTAAAACAAAACTTGTTAAATCTCTAACTGATGCTAAATCAAGGCCACCATAACAAGGAACAGATGTTAAAACTTCATCATTTATTGTTTCACTACAAGCAACAATATCTGAATCATTAATCCATGCAGTATTTGAGCCAGTCCAAATGTTAAGATGTAGTCTTTTAAATAAATTTAGATAAGATGGTTGTGCCATTGCCTTCTTAACTTCTCGCTGCATGTATTCTTTTTTTAATGAAACGCCCAAGCCTGGATTTGCTTTTTCCCAAGTTTTATAATCTTCAATATCATCATCATCACTTGCTTCATAAATTACTGGTAAAAATTGATTATCTTTTATAATGCCATCCCTTACTTTGCAAGCATAATCATACATTTTATAGCATGCTGTTGCTTTATCAAATCCACTTGTTGTTATTGCAATGCTTAATGGTTGCTTTCTTGCTCCAGTACTTGTTTCAAGCACTTGCCAAAGGTTCTCTGTTCCATCATCACGCATGCCATGTAATTCATCATAAATAAATGCGCTTGTGTTAAAACCATGCTTTGTTGATGTTTCTCTACTTATGGCTTTGTAAAATGATCCTTGTGAATTGTAAACAATGCTGTTTTTAAATATTTCAACATATTTTTCAAGTTTTGGATTGTTTCGAACCATGTCAGCCACTACTGAATAAACTATTTTTGCTTGATCTCTATCATTGGCTGCGCTGTAATATTCAGCACCAAATTCATTATCTAAGTATAATAAAGTTAAAATTATTGCTGCTGCTAATGTACTTTTTCCATTTTTTCTTGGTAAAAAAATAAATGCTGTTCTGTATTTTCTTGTTCCATTTTCATTTTTCCAACCAAACAAAGGTTTTATTATTTGTTCCTTTTGATATTCTTGTAATATAAATGGAGTTTTTGCCAGCTCTCCCTTTGTATGTGTTAAATGTGTTTCAATAAATTTAACTGCTTTGTTAGCAGCTTCATCATCAAAATAATATTTCATAATTTAAAAGTGTTATCAATAATTTCTGGTTGTGAAATTCTTGTTCTTGCTGATGGTGTTAAACCAAATTGACATGCAATTTTTAATGCCTTGTTTAATGAATCAGTTGCAATTTTTTGCTCTGGCTTGTATGTTCTGCGTATCAACTGGCCATCTTCATTATAAAATTCATCAATGCGACCATTAGTTTTTAGCTTGTTTTCCATCTCAATATAAACACCAATTTCATTTGCATAAGATGAAACTAAAACCAAATCAACTAAATGCAACATTTTTTTTGAATGCAGTTCTGCACATATAATATTATATTCTTTTTGCCCAAAATCATTTAATGGAATTGGAGAATCTGGAATGTTTGCAAGTAAGCTAACTTGCATTTCATTTGGATTAATTCTGCAAGGCTGATCTGTTCCAGCTAATTGTTTTAATCTTGTTGGTTTTGGTGGTCTCCCTTTCATAAATTATCAATTTTCCAATTTTGCACGCAAACGATTCATGT